TTTAAATTAAAAAATATGTAAATTTATTTTTTAGTGCAAATTAAAATATAAATTATATTATTAACTAAATAAACTATACTTATAATATATAAACCACGCTTATTTATTAGAGGATAAGCCCATTATAAATATTATAAATAATATAAATATTATATTTGATTTTGTTAGTTTATTTATATTTAAAAATAAACTAACAAAATCAATTTTTCAATATATTAAAATAATTGTCTTTTGAAAGATAAAATAATAAAAATAAGAAAAAAATAATTGATTAAATTTTAAATTTTTTAGTTTACACCCTTGAAGATTTAAAATATCTGGAACGTACAGAGGTATTACTTGTATAACTTTAATCTCTTATATAAAGTTTAACATAAGTACATTTATACATTTATAAAGCAATTTAATAGTATTGAATTTAAGATAATTTATATTTTAAAATATATTATAAATTTTTGTTTATTGTATTTGGTAATCCATGACCAAATAAAATCATATACATCAAAATCAAAGACGCTAACAGAATACTTCTGTTTTCAGCAACAATTTGTGTTTGACCAAGTATATAACACATAAAAAGGTATAATAAAATGCCAATTATTAAAGAATGTAATACCATTGTTAGACCAGTTTCCATTCTTTATATATTACAGTTATATATTTTTGTCTATAAATTAATTATATATTAATATATTAATATATATTAATATATTAATATATAATTAATTTATATATTAATAAAAAAAGTTATTTATATATTAATAAAAAAACTTATTTATATATTAATAAAAAAACTTATTAAATTTTAAAATGACAATTTCAAAAAAAGAAACAAAAGTTAAATCTAAATATAAATACAAATCTAAAAAAGTAAAAAATGGATTTAATATTGTTGGTAAGTATGAAACATGTAGTGAAAAAAAGTGTCCTTCAGAATATAAAAACACTGAAGGACAATTTAGTTTATATTACAATAAATTATTTAAAGTATGTCCTGAGAAGTTATCAAGGAAGAAATTTACAGTTTGTTCAGCTAAATTATTTAAAAGTTCTAACTATAAAAAAACAGGAGATGAATATACTAAATGTCGTATTTCAAAATGTAAATCTTTAAAAGAAAAAGTGGATAGTTTGTTAAACAAAAGCAAGAGCGTACATAGTAAATTTATTAGATGTAAAAACAAAAAATGTGCTTCTGAAAATAAAAATGTGCGTAATGAAGCTGATTTATATTTTAAGAACCGAACAAAAGCATGTCCTTATAACTTATTATCACTTAAGAAATATACTAAGTGTACAAAACTATTCTCTAAAACTCATAATTATAAAAAAATTATGAATAACTATAATAAATGTAGTAATTCAAAATGTAAATCTCTACAGAAGACTATTAACAATATACAACGTAAATTATACAAATAATAAAATAGATAAACAAAACTATGGAAAATAATAGGTTTAAATATTCAAGGGTCTAAATTAAATTAACTTAATTTAATTTAATTTAAATTAATTTACATACCTCCAGGGAAGTTAACAAGGTTAGCACCAATACCAAAACCAACACCCATATTAACGGGGTAGCTTAAAGAAGGCATCATAGTATCAATAATTGCAAAAGTGCTAGCAGCAACAAGAGCAAGTGCAATGACGGCTTCAAAGTCAAATTTATTTTTAGGAAGGATAATGGCAGCAATAGCAACAATTAACCCTTCAAGTATGTATTTAACAACACGTTTGCAAAGTTCGCGAGAATCCATTTGAATAATTAGTTTAGTTTAAATAGTTTTATAAATTGAATATTTATATTTTACAATATATTATATTATACAAAGAATAAAAATTTCTTAAAATTATTTAATTAATTTAAATAATTAAATTAATTAAATAATTAAATAATTAAATAATTAAATTAATTAAATAATTAAATAATTTAATTAATTAAATAATTAAATTAATTAAATAATAATTTTATTTTAATATAAAAACAAAATATATAATTCATATATCATAAAAAATAACACATTGATAATTTTGATAAAACATAATAATACCAATTTAAAATGGAAACTACTATTTTAAAAAACCAACAAATAGTTGAAGAAACTAATCATCAAGAAAAAGAACAACAATCTCAACAATTGGAAATACAACAACCATATCAAGTATCATCTTTTAAAAAAAAGAATACATCTGTGGAATATAAATATATTTGTATTAAAAAAGACCAATTTGATATATCAATGGTATATTTAAATTATTTAAGTTTACAACAAAAGAAATTTATAGAAATTATTTATAAATCCCCATCTGTTTTTCTAGATGGTCTCTTTTTCAAAACACCATTAATATCTCATAAAGATATTATTATTTATTATAAAGATACTAAATATAATTCTTTGAATAATCCAACACTTAAACTATTATTAAATTATAAAGAGCATTCGTCATTTATTAATATTTTAAGAAGTATTGATGAATATATTTCTAATTATATAAATAAATATTCAAGTGAAATTGAAAATAATTTACAAACATATTATAATGATTATCGTAGTTTATTAAATTTTAATTATGAACAGATTATTAAATTTAAATATAATAATATAATTGAACTTCATATGAAATCTTATTTAGATCCAAGTATGATTACAAAAATCGAAACTAATAAAGACACTCTAAATTATAATTTTACATTCAATATTTCAAATATTTATTTTAGTAATAATAATAATTTATTACCATTGGTAAAATGTAATAAATGTGAAGTCATTACTTAATATTTATTAGTTTATTTAACTATTTAACCATTTTAATTTTTCTTTTATATAAATGATTTATGTGTAAATTTTAATATTAGATTAAAATAGTAATAAATAATTATTTTAAAGATTATTTTAAATAACTATATTATTTATAAAATAAATATATTAATAAATATAAATAGAAAACTATAATTTAATCATTATGACATCAACTAATCCCAATCTTACAAACCCCAATTCTACAAACCCTAATTCTACAAACCCTAATTCTACAAATCCTAATATTACTAACTCTAATCCAGCCCCATCATTAGCAAAATGTAATGGTGGGACTCCTCCTAGCTATAGTAGTTTAAGAAAAGATAATATTGATAAAATAAAAACATATTATAATAAATTATTAGATAACTATACCAAATCCTATACAGAATATACAACTAATAAAAATAGCGCCATAATATCTGATAGAGAAGATGCCGAGGGTATATTAAAACCAAGAGCAGAATCATACAATACACAGATTATAAATCTTAGTAAAGAACTTATAGCATCGGTTAATAGAGATACAGATTTAATCTTAGACCAAAAAAATGATTTGGAAGAAAAACAACAACAAATTGATACATTATTAAATAATACTAAAATGTTAAAATCTAAACAAATAGATAGTACAATTTCTGAAAAAGCAAGTAATGATAGTTTAAACACTACTAAAGTAGGGACAGAAGAATTACAATTTACATCACATATGTATATGGCTTTTAATATATTATTAGTTATATTAGTTGTAGGATTTATTATTTATTTAGTATATTCAAATACGGATATAACAAATAATAATCAAAATTTAATTAATTCTACTTATAAAAATATTAAAAGAAATAACTAAACCTATTTAATTATTTTTATTCATTTTAATTTTATTCATTTTAATTTTATATCAACATCAAATCTAACTTTAAAACGTAATTTAAAAGAAAGATTTAAAGTTTATAACATAGATAAATTTAGAACATCATGTTTAAATTATAAAATAGAAAAGAAATTTATTAATTTAATATTACCATCACCTATAACAGGTAAAAACTATAAAATGCACTCAATCCTAACATATAAAATGGAAAACAACAGTTTAGTGTGTATTAATAGAGATAATAATGTATGTTATACTATTAAAAAACTATTTGATACTTATATGACACTAGGTAATAGAAATGAACGTTATAGATAAGGTATTAATATAGATTAATAAAAGATATTAACCATTATTATATAGTATATATTTTAATGTAATATTAAAATATAGTTTTTAATTAATTATTTAATTTAATTAAATAATTAAAAATAAATATCTAACTTTAAATATAATAACCGTCAAAAAAGTTCAAAGCTTTTAAAAGCTCTTTTAGGTTTAGCAATTTATAAACACGCTAGTTTATTTAAGGATAAGCCTAATAACTAAAAATGGAAATAAGTAATGCTGATTATGAAATATTATTATCTGATATAAAAAAAACAATAGATAAAAATGATGAATTGTTTAAATTAATTCAAAAAGCAAATTATCCAGATGCAGGTTCTTATTCTAGCAATCTTTTAAATTATAAAATAGATACACAAGTGACAGATTTAAAAAAAGCAAGAACACAAATTTGGGACTTTTTATCACAAAAATATGAAGAAAATTCAAATTTAAGAGCCTATTATTTTAGTGAAATCCGTAAAGTTGATACACATATTGAAGAATTAGAAAAAGAAAAAACTAAATTAATAAATAAAATAGAAACTAATAAAAGTAAGCAAAATACATTTAGTAAATCATTAAAAAACGAAAAATACAATTATTACAAAATGGAGTATTATTTATTCCTTTATAAATTACTTGTATTTATTCAACTAGCAATTTTAGCAGTAATTACTTTATGTATTGTTGGTATTTTACCTAAAACAACGTGCTTAGTTCTTACAGTTATTATTTTAATTGCTACAATTGCTTTTGTATCCTATTATGTATTCTATGTTAATATTGGGCGTAGTAAATTTAGTTGGGGTAAATTTGAACATAACAATGACGTTTCTGCAGTTAAAGGAGGTCAATGTGTCGATAGTACTGGTGTTTCTCAAATTGATAAGGCTAAAGTCGATGTTGATGCTAAAATAGATGAAATTATTAAAGAAAGTAAAAATAATGAAATATGTGAAGATGAACATTGATATAAAAATTGATATAAAAATTGATATAAAAATTAATATTAAAAATTGATTTTAAAATTATTTTTTTGTTTTTAATTATTTTTAATTATATTTATAGTGTAATTAATTAAATATAAATCATAGTATTTAATATTATTTATTAAATATGTATCATATTATTCATTAACTATCAATTGTATTATTCATAATTATATACAATACTAAGCTTATCATTAAATAAACGGGTGTGTTTATTAAATGATAAACCTATAAGAGCTTTTTAAAGCCTTGAACTTATTTGACGATTATTATATTTAAAGTAGATATTTATTTTTAATTATTTAATTAAATAATTAATTTCAAACTATATTTTAATGTAATATTAAACTATATACTATATAATAACTGTTAAGTTCTTTTATTCTTGACTTGCGTCCTAGTATATGTGGTGTTCCTTCTGTCAAATTCATAATATTTAAATTACTACTATATCAAGGCACTCTATACTAATTACTTTCCACATTATATCAATAAAATAATATAATAAATGTCTACTAGAGATAAAAATAATGATAATCTTATACTTTTATTTAAAGATTATACAGTTATAAATAATGAAAATGATGAAAATATTGAAATACCAATAAATGAGTTAATACAAAAAATAAATCAAATTACATCTTCAAAAAATATTATTGAAGTATGTAATAGTATTGAATTATATACACCTTCTATAATTAGTTATTCAGCATCAGAAGCAATACATTATAAAACTGCTTTACGAGGTGAAAATAATAGATTTATTTATAATTATATGATTAAAAAAATAAATTGTGATATTAATCCTACTATTAATTCTACTATAAAAAAAGGTATTTTTATTATAAAATGTAAGTTATATGATTTTATGATAAAAAGAGAAAAAGAAAAACGAAAAATGAGAAAAGAAATAGATTATGATGATACAATTATAAATTGGTTAAGTTTATTAATAGGGATTTATCTTTATTTTGATGAAAAAGATGAAATAAATTTTAAACAATCAAAGTTATTAGAAGAAATAACTAAACCATTTACTAGTAATAGTTTTACATCTTTGCAATATTAAATAAAGTTTTTATTGTATTTTACATAAATTTTTTTAAGACTTTTTCTATTTTATCTTGTTTTATTTTACCAAATGTAATAATTTGAACTTTATTAAATTCAAATAAATCATTTGCACTTAATTTTAATTGTTCTTCTGTAATAGATTGTATTTTATTTATTCTCATATCAATTGTTTCAAAAGGTTTATTAAATAAAATTTGATTAGAGTAATATTCATTTTGATCTTCAATATCATCAAATGATGTTTTATATATATCGCAATAATTTTTTTTATTATTTTCAAGTTCGGTTTTATTCGTGCCGTGTTTTTTAAATTTAACTAATTCTTTAAAAATATGTTCTAGACAGTTTAATGTATCATCATGTTCATTTTGTGTATAAATATTAAAATACCCTACTTCTTCATAATTAGTTATATCACAACTAATAGTATAGGCTAATCCTAGTTTTTCTCTAATTTCTACAAATAAACGACTACTCATATTTCTACCTAAAATATTATTAAGTAATTTATAATAATAGTTGTTTGGGTCAAAATAACCTTTAGTTTTAAATATAATATTAACATAATCTTGAGTTAATTTTTGAGAAATACATTTTATTGAATAATATGGATTTTTATCTACAAAAGGGACTATATGTGATACTTTAGGTTTATTTAAATTCATCGGTATAGGTATTGAAATAGGTATGAAATTATTATGAGTTATTTTTTTTGTTTTTTTTGTTTTTTTTGATTTTAAATCAGTTTTTTTGCGTGTTAGAGTATTATTTAGAGTATTATTTAGAGTATTATTATTAATATTATTAATAAATATATCATTTGTGATACATTTAGATTTAATAGGTTTAAAATAGTTATTAATTATTGTCATATATTTAGTATCATATTTACCACTAAAACTAATAAGTAAATTAGATGGTATATAATATTTTTTATAATACTTTACAATCTCTTTTTTATTTATATTATTTAATGTATCTAGACTACCTATAATAGTATGTGCTAATGGATGACCTTTAAATATATATTCTTCAACAATATCATTAACAACATTATCTATATCATCTAAACCATCATTGTATTCTTGAATAATCACATTTCTTTCTGGAGTAATATCTTTTTGTCTCATAAAAGAATGATATACCATATCACTTGTAATATTACATATTAACTCTACATTTTCTTTAGTAGAAAGAAATTTATAATGATAAGCAGTAGTATCTTTACTTGTATAAGCATTAAAAGATATACCATTTGAATCAAATGTTTTAGATATATCTAGATAATTAGGAAATTTAGGAGAACCTTTAAATAACATATGTTCTATAAAATGACTAATACCATAGACATCAGGAGTTTCATTTTTACTTCCTACTTTAAAATAAAAATATAAAGACGCAGACTCTGTATCTTTTCTATTTGGCATAATTAACACCTTTGTTCCTGATTTATTTTTATATAATTTCATCTTAGTTTTATGATTTGGTTTTAGTTTTATAATTTTGTTTTAGTTATATTCTTAATTTCTATTAATTATTAATATTATTATTTTGTAAAATCATGCTCGACAATTATTATTATTATATAATCGTTGTTTAGTATAATGTGCTTATCCTCTAATAAATAAGCGTGATTTATATATTATAAGTATAGTTTATTTAGATAATAATATAATTTATATTTTAATTTGCACAAAACATAAATTTATATATTTTTTAATTTAAAGATAATAACTTAATAAATATTAGGTTAGATTACTGTTTTTCTATCTTCCATTGATATATATAACATTAAAACGTTAAATCGACACACAATACATATATTAATGTTTATAAAACTTATATGCTTTCAATCCTAAGGTATAAAACTGAAATGAAATGGATAAAGTAATTAGTATATAGTTCCTTAATATAGTAGTAATTTAAATATTATTAATTTGACAGAAGTAACACCACATATACTAGGACACAAGTCAAGAATAAAAAAACTTTACCATTATTATATAGTATCTATTTTAATGTAACATTAAAATATAGTTTGAAATTAATTATTTAATTAAATTAAATAATTAAAAATAAATATCTACTTTAAATATAAAAATCGTCAAATAAGTTCAAGGCTTTAAAAAGCGCTTTTAGGTTTATCATTTAATAAACACACCCGTTTATTTAAGGATAATCCTAATAAGTATTTAATATAATTATATAAATAAATAATAAAATGTCAAATAGACAAGATTATAGAACATCATTTATACAATCACAACAAATAAACCAAAAACAACAACCAAATCAACCTCAACAATTATCTCAACAACCTTATTTAAAACAATATTCTACCAATTTAAATGATCAATTAGAAAAAGTTAATACATATTCTAATACTGATTCAATACAACCAAACTATTCTCTAGAGACACAACAAGATACAAAACACTATTTAAAAGCAGATAATACTAGATTAAATTATGATAATAAAAATATAAATTTACATAACACTAGATTTACTAGTGATATTATTAGTAATAATCAAAAAAAACCATCAGTACAAAATGAACAAACTATAAAAAATGGTCAAAATAGGCAAGCAAATAATAATCAAGTCGCTCATTCAAATCCTAATTCAAATACACTATTTATAACTAAAGTAAGTGATAAAATATATACACATTTTAAAAATAAATATCCATCAACAATAAATGCTTCTGGATTTAATAAAAATACTATAACTACTATTATTAATCAATCTATTAAAAAAGCACCTTTAAATGAAAAATCTATTAATAAAATAATTGAAATTATTGACCTTAAGTTTAAAATGACAATTAATAGTGATAATAGAAAAGGTTCCCAATACAATACAAATTCATTTTCAATGGACGAAGAAAGTAAAATATCAGTTGATAAATATCTTGAAAATTATACAAATAAGGTTACAATTTTATCAGATAATGGTATTACTAGTAAAAATGCATTAGAAGCTGATTTGCCTAAAACTATGGCACCATTGTATGATACAATAAAGATTGAAAAACCAGAACCATTTAATGAAGATTTTCCAATTAGAGATAGAGAAAAACAAACAGATATGTTAAATTCTGAAACACGTGAATTTTTTTATTATGTTGTTATTAATTCTAATGATAGAAATATTGTAAAATCACCTAATCCTAATGAGTTTGTTATTGAATTTGCTCCTGCACCTTCGGGAGATAGTCCTCAATCGGGTTATATTGATAAAGCATTTCATAATATAAAAGCATGTGAATTATTAAATGTTTCTATTTTAGATACAAGTGGTGAGAGTGATTCTAGTGTAGCACAACCTTCTAGTTTTCCTTATTTATTATTACAATTTGATGAATTACAAACTAATTATTATGGAACAAATTCAAATTTATCAAAAGCATTTGCTATTTTAACAGATTATACAAAAACAGGTAATTATAAATATTATAAATTATTAGGTGATAGTTCAGAAAGTAATATTTGTAAAGTGTATAATCCTAGAATAAATTTAACAAAATTAACAACACGATTATTATTACCTGACGGAACACCTTTTAATTTTGGGACAACACATAAAAATGATACATCTAATTCATGTATTATATTTGGTTTAAGATTAACAACGATACAAAAAACATTATCTACTTCTTTTTTAAATAATGCTTAATTATTAATAAAATGCTTAATTATTTATAAAATGCTTAATTATTTATAAAATTAATATATATATATTAGGCTTATCCTTTAATAAACGATCGTGTTTATCAATTTATAAACACGCTCGTTTATTTAATGATAAGCATAATAAAAAATATGTATTTAATAAAGATTTAATAAATATATGTTATTGACATTCAATTATACATTATATATCTTCTTTTGCATATAGTTTAATAATGTTAATTTAATTATACTTTTTATTTATTTTTTATTTTTTATTTTTTTTTGTTGATTTAGCTGTATTTTTTCTACAACTTTTAGTTATGTTTTTATTAGTTTTCAATGTAAGTGGATTATTACAAGATAATATAATATGTTTTTTAAAATAACTTTTATAATGTTCATATGTTTTAGTTTCATCTTTAGTATTTAAAGTGCATAAATGATTACATTTATAAAACCATTTTATTAATTTACTATAGGCTTCATTTTGTATTAATATACTTTTTAATTTTAAATTAGTATTTAAATAAATAGAGTGTCTAGATACTTCTTGATGACATTTTTTAGATATTTTACTTACATAAGACGAAATTAATGGCATTATAGAATTAAAAAAAACATGATAGACATCTACTATATTTAATTTTTCATCTTGTGTATGACAATTACTAAAATAACCTTGGTAATTAAATATTATACTTCCTAAAAATTCTTTACCTAAATTACAAATATAATTAATAATTGTTTTTATAGTATTAGTATTACATAGACTATTAATTTTGTCTATTATTGGTTTATATTGTGTTTTAACATCTTTTAAATCAGGATTTTTATGGCTACATAATCCTTGACTTCTTAATTTTTTATTCACTTTATTATGTATTTTATATAACCATTCTATCATTTTTTCTCTATTATCTAAAAAATCAGTTATAGGTAATGATTGAGTATACTTATTAAAACTAGCACGACAATATTTACAAGGTAATATATAAGATACATTATTCATAAATTTTTCTATTTTTACTTTATCATTATAGGATGGTTTTTCAGGATAGATAAATGTTAAAGTATGTAAAAATATCCATCCGCTTGGTCCCCAAAATTCTGTATTCATTTTATTATTATTTCTATTTATTAGATATATATTATTTCTAATAAATAGAAATAATATATATCTAATAAATAGAAATAATATATTAAAAAATAATAAATAAATATATATAAATAAATAGAATAATAATTAAAAATGAAAGGCGCAGAAAAAGTAGGAAGAAAAATACCTGAATTTAAAAAAGAACAAAATATAGAAAATTCAAATAAATTAAATTTACAAGATTTGACAGAACAACAATTAAATGAATTATTAAAACAAGGTATTACATTAGACCAAATTGCTCAAATTGCTAAAGAACAAGGAAAACCTATACCACAATTAGTTATTTCTATGATGGAACAACAAGGTTTAAATATATCTAATTTATCATCATTAAAAAAAGAAGCAACACAAACAGACTTAAAATTACAAAATAATAATTTTTTAAATAAACAACCTTTAAACTCTAAAAAATATCCTACAATGATGAATTCTACTGAATATAAAGCATATCAAGATACTGTTAAAAAAGAAGAAGAAGAAAAAGCAAAACAAACACAATCACAAAAAACAAATGTATATGGTTATGTTTTTTCACCATTATTAAGTGAAACATTATTGAATGATATGAAAAGAACACAAGGGAGTTTTTTTGTAGGTGTAAATATTGCTAATTTAATGAATACATTTCGTGATATGATTGTTGATTCAGAAAAAAAAGCATATAAACCTAAATCTAAAAAAATGTTAAAAGCAAATCCTGATAGTATTTTTAATAAAATAGGTGAATGGGTTGATGTTGATTTTAATACAATTTTAGATAAAAAAATGGGTGAAAGAGGTAGTGATGTCCCTCTTTTACCTGAAAAAAGATTAACAGAATACTCTACTTTTTATGAAATATTAAGTGAAAGTAAAAAATATAGTGATAGAGGATTTAATGGTAAAATTACACCTTATTCTTTAATAATAATGACACGTATGTTATATAAATATAGAAATAATAATTCACAATGGTTACGTGTTGCTACTGTTCTAGAATTAATTTATAACTATTTAGGAGATTATGTTTCTAGAGAAAATTATTTTAAAAATAATGATGAAATATCTGTTATAAGTTTAATGGATTTAGAAGAATTTTATAATACAGACCATATATTTATGTCAAAAAGTGAAATTAAAAAGTTTAAAGAAACATTAAATTTTTATAAATATGATAAAAATACTGATGTTAAAAAACAAATCGCAAAAATACAAACAAAAATAGCACCACCTATTTAAATAAATTTAAAAATATTTTTAACTAATATTTAATCATAGTATCAATTATTAGATTAGACATAAATTTTGAAATAATATATTATTAAATAATAATATAAATATAATTTTATTTTCAAAATAAAATTTAAACTACATTATATTTAATTAAAAATACACTATAAAAAACAAACTACACTTATTTATTAGAGGATAAGCCCATTATATTAAATATTATAATCAAACCACCAGTCATCATCAAGATAAGGTGGTATTTCACCAGTATTAATACAATTATTAATACTAGGTCCTGCTTTAATCATACTATTAATTTCATTAAAATCAACTGCATAAGAATAATATCTAATATTAGACAGATAACCTTCAAAGCCACCAAACATATTTATCCAGAAATCATCTTCATTTTGTTTTGGTAATGAACTTAATTCTTTTCTTATTTTTAAATAACCATTAATATATAAATCTAAATTTTTATTATTAAGAATAATATTCATATATATCCATTTGCGAACAGGAACATTTTCAATATCAGCATATTCTAAAATGTTATCTAATGTATTCATATAGACACGAACGGCATTTCTATCAGGATGTATCCAAACACCAGGAGCACGATTAGGATAACTAGAAGCATTACCTTTATGAAAGAGATGTTTCCATTCGCCTTTTTTGTAATCAAAACTATCTATTAAAAACCAGAACCCATATGTAAATTGTATTCCATCTTTACCATCTGATTTATTTATAGGAATATAATTTATACTATAAGGGTCTTGACTTATTACTAAAGCATGCTTTCCATTTTTATTTCCTTTTAATAAATAAGGAGCATTTGTAGTTTCTTCTTTATATCTATTAATAAGATATCTAGCAACATAAAATATTAATGCTAATACAATAATCATTATAATTATTTTTAAAAGCATATCCCATAATGAATCTTCTTCTGGTTCATAAACTTTAATAACACGATTTTCTTTTTTATTGTTCTCTTTATTATTGTTCTCTTTATTATTGTTCTCTTTATTATTGTTCTCTTTATTAGTTTCTATTTTATTTTTAGAAGTTTCATTTTTACTTGAATTATTTTTATTATTGTTATTATCATTGTCATTACCAAGTATTTGATTTTTAATATTTGTTAAACTATTACCTATACTATCAATACCTTTACTTATCATACTTTCATTATTTTCTTCATTATTTTTTTTAGTATTATTGTTTTTTATAGTATTCGTTTTAGTCGTTTCATTATTTGATTTAGTAGTATTTTCTTTTGACTTATTTTTATTATTATCAAAAATACTAAATAAATTATTATTGTTATTATTGTTATTATTGTTATTATTGTTATTATTATTGTTATCATTATTCTTATTATTGTTGTTATTTGTTTTAGTATTAGTTGATGGGGTATTAGTTGATGGGGTATTAGTTGATGGGGTATTAGTTGATGAGGTATTAGTTGATGGGGTATTAGTTTCTAGAGTAGCGCTAGCATTATTTTTTTTAATAGAATTATTTGACATTTTATTAAATATTATAAATTTATATTATTATTTAATTTTATTTTAATAATTATTTACAATAATTAAATATTATTAATATTAATATTATAATATATTATTTATTTATAATCATAAACAAAAATTAAATAAAAAAATAAATTAAATTAGAAATTAAATTAAAAAGTAATAAGAATAAAGAGTGTTATTTTTTAAATACATTTATTTATTAGAGCATAGAATAAACTAATGATAATATAATAATGATAAATATAGTCCAATAAACCCATTCAGGTATAATAGAGAATAATGTATCTTTTACAATCGGTCCATCATAATAAATTTGTCTTGCTTGTTGTGTTGTCATTGCTGAGTTAGTAAATTTAACTCTTGAAATCATACCTGAAAAACCATCATCAGGAGTTATTTTAACATCATCTCCTGAAATATCAGGGAATCGTTTTAATACACAACTTGATGATAAGTGTCCATCAACATAAATATCAACATTTTGATTATAAACACTTACTATAATATTAACCCATTTTTGTAAAGGTATCATTTTAGCAACACAAGTATCTGTATTAGGATATATAGCATATGAACTATCGTTACATTCAACACATTTATCTTCTTTATGTTCTTCTTTATCTTCTTCTTTATGTTCTTCTTTATGTTCTTCTTTATGTTCTTCATTATTTTCAAAAGTTTCAACAGTATTTGTGTTATTAATGACTTCATTGCCAGAAATCATATTAAAATACATATCTTTATCATCATTTGAAATATATTCAACAGTAGGATAATTTACTGTATTATCACCCATTTCCTCATTTTTATTAAGAATTTCACTAGGTATATCATTAGATAAATCATTAGATAAATTATTAGATAAATCATTAGAAACATTATTAGATATATTATTATTATTAGTAGTTTCTTTTTTAACAAAGTTTGCAGGTGCGGGTTCGCTAGAAATATTAAAATTTTCTTTAGTTGAGTTATTTACTTGAAGAGGTAAAGAAACATCTTCAAAATTAGAGATAGAATTATCTTCACCTTGTAATTTAATTCTGACAATTAAATCATTTGTTTTTTCAGCAAGAAAAATTTCAGGGTTTCCAGAACCTTTTTCACCTCTACGAAGAATAACTTTTTCTTTACCATAATTATAATTATAATCTTGAACATTAATCCAACAACTCACCGAATATTCATTACTATAGTTTGAATTTGGAATAGAACCAGACCCAACAATAAATTTACTGCTGGCGTTTTTAACATCAGGCATAACATCTACTTCTTGTGTTTTAATAAATGTTTGTTGGTTATAATAATTATATAACCAATAAGCAGAACTTATAAGTGCTAATACAATTACTAATAATAATATAATGCCTAAACTAGTAGAACCACCTACACTAGGAGTAGGAACTTGTATATATTCAATTTTAACATTGCCATTCTTTTTTGAATTCATATTATTATTTTTTAAAGCAACACTTGATGATTTATTATTATTATTCATTTTATAAATAAATTATAATTATATATTACTATAACTATATATTATTTATTTTTATTATTTATAATATTAATAGAAAAATAAAATAGAAAAATAAAATAGAAAAATAAAATAGAAAAATAAAATAGAAAAATAAAATAGAAAAATAAAATAGAAAAATAAAATAGAAAAATAAAATAGAAAAATAAAATAGAAAAA